CAGTTTGAAAATTTCTCCCGCTTGTCCAGAGTTTTGTAACTGTAAAAGCGCGTGCTCGGTCGTTTGTGTGTGTGCATTAGCAAGCGCGGTCACAGCATCTACAGACTGGCGGGTCAATGCTGGGTTGTCCCTGAATTTCTTGTTGAAATCGTTTTGGCTAAGCTGGTCTTTTTCATCGACGCCCAAGCCAACTTGCATCTGATGGACAAACTCATACGCGATGGTGGCGGCGTGCGCCTCTTTCTCATACTGTATAAACTTCGTTGAGTCAAGCGGCAGTGAATCGCCTGAGGCGGTTCTGAGGTTCCCTTGTTCGTCAAAGAGTTGAGCAATAGCTGGGTTGGTCTTCGCCAACTGGGTCAATGCGTCTTTATTGACGTTGACATTGCCAGACTTGACAAGGCTGTAAGTCGGCAAATGGTATTGCTGCCCGTTGGGCGCGGTGCGTGTCTCCCAACCATCCTGAACTGGGGAGAGCCCCAACTTCACAAGATCGCCGCGCTGTTCCACAGACTCGTGGGACATCTTGCGGTCACCTGTAGCGACAAGTTGTTCGCCAGTATCTTTCTCAGTCTGTGCAAGGCTGTCGATTGCGGGCTGGTAGATGTCTTTGCTCTTAGTATAAAAGTCTTCCTTACCTGACCAATTATCCGCGTGCAGTTTGTCAATCGCTTGTTGGTTACGGTACTCGTCCAACGTATTCTTCGTCGCCGCATACTGCCGCATCATCTGTTGGTCAGCCTGTTTCTGAGGGGCATTACGGAATGCCTCTTGCTGCTGTCCCTCAGCCTTGAATGCGCCGCCTGCCGCAGCAGCGACCTGTCCTGACCGACTGCCGTACTGTCCTTGCGGAACAGCCGCACCAGCAGCCCAGCCTTCCATCATGGAACTGATCGCGCCTGCCAAAATGTGTCCTGTCAAACTGACACGAGACGACGCAGGAACATCACGAGTCACGCCGTCTGGACCTGTCACAGTCCTCGGCTTGTCTGACCCTGATGCCATGCGGTTGACAATCCTGTCGTACCAACTTGCTTTGGGCGCAGCGGGGGCACTCGGCTGACCTGACGGCTGTTGAGCAGTCGGGGCAGTCTTCGCGGGCATGCTGCTGGCGTCAGGAGCCTGCTGTACGGGCGTCTGGCCTGCGGGGCGCGCTGGCATATTCGCTGCTGTACTTGTGTCGGCGGGTGCTGCCGCTTGCGGCAAAGGCATCGCTGGCGTCGATTGATTGGGGTCTTGTGTAGGTTCTGACATATAGCTCCTAAATTTAGCTTACCTTATTTCTTTATGCTGCGAGTGAACCAGCAGCGCTAATTCCAGCCGCAAGCAATGGTTGCCACCAATTTGCTTGTGAATCAATCATTTGTTGCGATGATACGGCTTCCTTGTTTGCATCGTTCGCAGAACTTGTAGCGTTTGTCGCCGCGTTAAACATGTTAGGTGCTGCTTCCTCGCCGGTGATGGCACCAAAGTAATTCTGATTGCCCTGTTGGAAGTCGGCAACAGTGGCCTGTTCTTCTTGCTGGCTTTTCGTTGCCTCGACTGCTTGATTTGTTTGCAGGTTGACGGCTGTCGCAAGTCCAGATGGACTGACTGTGTTGCCGCCGCCAATAGCACTGACAGCATTGCCGACAGCGGACTTCTCGTTACGCGCGCTAGTTGCCGCATTGTTCACGATTTGTGAGTCGACAGCACTTGTTTCTGCCGCCCCCCAGCCCTGCTGTCCCGGCCCCGCAGCCACAATTTTACCCAAAGAGGCGGTGACTGAGTTAAACAGTCCGCTTACATCTCCAAAAACTTGCTTGGCCTGAGATTCCACTGTGCTGGCGAAACTCTGGATGTTACTGTTGAGTGCTTTTTCCGCAGACGAAGGTCCACACATAGTTACCTGCCTTCCAAATCTAAAACGTACTCATCATTGCCGATGGCCCGAAATTTCAAAACCTTCGTACAAAAATTAGACAATCTGTCGTGAGTAGTAGAAAATATCAACTGTTTAAATCCGACAGCAGCCGCCCTATCCGCGGCGCTGTGTGCTATGAGTACTAAGGCACGGGCGTTACGATGAATCTCGTATGGCGTTACCCACATAGTCGAGACTCGCAGCCTCGCATCAGGCTCAGGACCGTAATGCACGAAGACGATTATGCCGTGGGAGTCTTCGAACAATTCGCTTGTTCCCCGAAAGTCCTCTACCTTCCACTCGCCCGGATGGAACTTGTCAGCCTCGATGGCCGCTTTTAATACGGGCAGGTCATCGGTATAAATCGGTCTGTTGGTCATTCTGACTCCAATGGTAGCAGAACCAACGTCAATGTCGGTTGGACGGACGTTTCGGCACTCAGATTGATGACCGTCATGTACAGGTTGGTGCTTTGAGGTGTATCACTGTTCGCGCCCACCCTGTTCTGCCAGTTCCACTTCAGTGGTGATGTATCAAGTACAATGTCACTGATTAAATTGTTGCCCAACTCGGCGGGTAGCGGGGCGTCCGTCGCCCGCGCGCTATCCGCGACTTGTGCAGCAGCACTCCCGTACAGCCGCACCTCGCAGGGCGCGGTCGACGTGCAGGAGATCAGTTGAAATGATTTTGCCGAAAGGGTAAGTGATTTTAACACCTGTCCACCTACCGACAGCAAGGGTGCCACGTAAGAAACGCTCGTAGCCACCAACGCGCCAGAACTTCCGCCAGCACTCGTGCCGCTCGCCGCCTGCTGTACGATTGTCGTGTTGGTTGTTGTGGTGCCGCCACCGATACCTGTGTTAGCAGGAAGCGGAAGAACTCTGCGATGGGGTACGTCAGAATTCTCGTTGAACTGTCGCAGCGTGTCCGGTCCCGCGTTAATTGGCGGGAGCGGACATCGCAAGTAGGGGTTAATCTTCGCCTGTCCTGACTGATTCGTTTGAGCTACAGGTGCAGGAAGCGCTATTTTTGGGGGTGCAGGTGCGTACCCCTCTGGGCTAGTGCTTCTCAGTGTGTCAGAAAGTGACGGCATGTTTACTCCTATTGCTCGACCTCATACGCTCCCCAAACGGAGAACGTCTGTAATTCGTTCTGGGCGTTTTCGGCGGGCCACTGAACCATGATCTGCATGTCGGAGCAGTACGCTGCTTCGTCAGGATCATCCGAAAGGTAGAATCGTTGTTTGAAGAACGACTTACTCTCAGGTAATCCGGGAGGGTCGGTCACCCACTTCTTTATCATATTGAACGAGCCCTTGTAATAAGGCAAGGCTTCGTCAATCAACAAGCCGATGATAAGTGGTGAACCTGTACGTACGGAGGTAGTTGTGATGAACGCAATCTTTGCCACCTGTCCGGGGAGTGCGAAGACGTACGAACCAAACACCACGTATGCAGGGTATGGGTTTCCGTTTGCGCCTGTCGTGCCCCCGTCAGTTGTTGCGTCCAAGTCTCGTGCGAGAATGGGGCCGGTACCTAGTGGCCCGATAAGTAGTGAGTGCACACCCGGCGATGTTTGAACCGACTGCATTGCCGAAATGCCGCCCGCGACTGTAGCGAACGGGCTCCAACAGTTACCAATTTCGGGAGACGGTGTTGCGATCAGTTTGTACCAACCAAACTGGCCGTCGCCTACAAACCAACCTTGATCTTCACCGAAGGTGTACCATGTTACATACACGTCCGCGGTGTTCCAAGACTGGCCGGGCTTTCCATTATTCAACCGGAACTGGTCGCCGATGGGGCTACCCGCGTAACTCAAACCTGCACTTGGATCGAATATCAGGAATTGCTTGTCAGTCGTGAAGAACCCAATGATCGACCCGTTTATGTCCAATGCGTTGTAATTCGCGAGGCCCACACCTGTGAGGTACGGGATGGCGGGAAGGATAGGGTTGTTTGCCGTTCCATTGCCTGCAATGATGTAGATGTCCGAGATCGTAAACACCAACATGCCAATTGCGGTAGGCACGAGGCGCACAACGCGCGAGGGCAGTACATCAAAGTTGAGCGGACTGGTTCCGTTGCCGTTTCCGGACGGAGCGTTCGCACCTGAGGTGTAATAGACGATGGTGCCGACACTGTACCACAGTCTGCCGAGGTGATAAGAGACGTTGACTGCGCCGGGTGTTGGCGGGGTATTTTCTCCCGCATCTGCACCCTGAATCAGTTCATCCAAATCTACGTCAGCGGTCGAGTCAGTAAATCCATCTTGCAAATAGGTTGTCAGTGGCAGCGTCCAGTACGAGTTCCCAAGGCCCGAAACGAGCAGTGGAGTAGCGCCGCCATCCGTTGTACGGAATATGGCGACATAGTCCACCTGAGGGTCAAGCGTACTTAGGTTGATGCCTGAACCCGGCAGAATGACAGGGTTTCCATTGACCGGACCTGTGCCTAGACTTACAGGACTGAGGTTGGAAACCGTGTTGTCCAATGTGTTGACCAATGCGATCCAGTACAGCCAACCCTGATCGGTGGTCGCTAGAATTGCACCAGCCACGGGCGTAATCGGTGGAAGCGGCCCTTCATTGATCCAATTCAGCGGTTGCACGTCAGGTGTGATGGAGTAAAGTCCACTCTGCCATGTCGGTGCGGTCAGTCCCGAAATTCCGCTTTCATATGCGAAATACTCGTCCGTAAGTTCAACTACAGCCGTTTCGGCGGTTGTGACGTTGATGCCCGCCTCCCATGCAAATGAGGTGACCGGACCAAGATTCGCCCATATCAACTCTGTGCCTTGGAATGCGCCATTGCTGAAGTTTAGGAAACTGCCTACCGCATTGTTCGTGATCTCAGGCGCGATAGGGAAGTTGTTGGTTGCCGCAGGTGCTGTAGTGAATCCTGTAGATGCAAATGCAGGACTGGTTGATGCGCTCTCAAACCACGGCTGTGCTGTAGCGGCTTCGGGAACGATCAGCGCGCCGTTCGCACCGACCATGAAAGATACATGGTCGAAACTTCCGCCACCAGAGTTCTTACCATAGCAGAACTCTATGCCGAAAACTCCAGCAGTAGGAAACGCAATGGTGATCTGCATTATTTGGTCGTTGTTCGCGCCATTCCAGCCACCGAGGATCGGATAGCCGTTCCACGGGGTGACCGTTTGCGTGCCCCAACCAACACCAGTCGGGGGAGGAGCAGTGCTTGCAGGAACGCTTTCATCTGTGCCGGTCGTGCCTGCAGTGTATGTCGCGCCTGCGGCTGTTTCGACGCCAAACCATGCGGCATCGCTAGCCTTGATAGTAAAGACAACGGATATGCCGCCCACGGGGATTCTGATCTTTCCCCATTGTAGAAATTCGAAATTCGGACCACTTGGTGTAAACGGTGTGCTGTCCGCGCTCGCACTCATTTCGCCTGCGGTCGACACATTGTACAACTGCATCGGACTTGATTCGCTGCCGTAATAGTTCCACATCAACGAAGTCAAACCATGTGCAACAGCATCAGGAGCGACAGCGGTGTGCGATGTTTTGTCAACAGGATTGCCGACTGAGCCGCCATATACCACGTCAATGAAGTTGCCGGTCGCGCCTGAATTGTATCCACAGTGATCGAAAAATGCTGCCGACCATCCGATGTATGGGGTCGTGAGGTCTGCTCCTGAGAAGTACGGAGCAGTTTGTCCGCTCAGTGCTCCACCGAAAGTTGCGGAGATAGGAATGCTAGTCGGTCCAGATAATTGCCCGATGTTTCGTTGGGCTTGGAATACGCAGGGCACGCCCCCAGCGTTCGCAATGACGAGTGAATCTGGCGCATAGTCGTAATTGTTCGGAATGAACGTACCGACTTGGTACACAACGTCGTTGATGGTGACAGTGCCGGGAGTCCACGGGTAAGCGCCCGCGTATTCGCCGTCATTGTAGAGCGTGTGTGCTGCCCATGTTCCGGGCTGTGTTGTCAGTGCCGTAAATGTAGCAGTGCCTGTGCCGAAGGTCGCCCCAGTTGTTCCGGGCGTCGTGACCTGATACCATGTGCCAGCGTTCTGAATGAGTCCAGAGATGGCATAGTATGTGTTAGGTTGCCACTTGGTGAAGGTAGAATTAGCCTCCGTCGTAGTCACCGCGGTTGTGGGCGCAGCGATGGCCCAATTCTCTACAGTAGAACCACGATTGACCCAGATGACGTTTCCGTCAAGAATGATGTTGCCTGTCGGCGAGGTCGCGCCCCAGTTATTGCTCGTATTCGGGACGTACGCAGCCCACGCGGGCACAGTCGCGCCTGTCTTTGCGATGACAGGTGTCGATCCGATCTGGGTCAAATATCCTGTGTCGACGGTTGCCGCATAGGTCATATGCGCGGTAGGTACCTCAATGTTCGCAGTGACGGTAAAGCTTGTGTCGCTGAGCGTGATTGCTTCCAACGCTGTAATGACAACCCCGTTTAACCACGTCGCCGTGTCAAGCCCCCACAGTTGGAACGAAGCGCCGATGGCGTTCGCATCAAGCGGGTAGGATATGCCTGTGGTGTTGGGCAGTCCTGTGCTGTTACATGTCAGTGTCAGTAAGCCATCAGCGACCGTGACCTCTGTGATGTTGGCGGCGGCGATGGCAATGAGCTGTTGAATATTCTGGGTATTTGTAGTCGCGGAAATCGCACCCGTCAGCATGTACGTGCTGAAGAACGGGTATGCGCCCGAGTTGCCGTCCACTCCTTGAAATTCAAAACTTGGAGCCCACGAGATCAAAGATTGGAGCCATTTCTTGTTGTCCGTTCCGTTAGAAAAATACAACTCATTGCCGACGGCCTGCATGTATGTCTGGCCTGTCGCTGCGGCGTCACCGAACACGAACTGCTTGACACCTGCGAGAGTCGCATACAGGGAGCCGGGCTCCGCAATCATCGTGAAAATTTCTTCGAGAGTCGTTCCGAACGCGTCAGCTGTGGCTTTGTTGACAATGAAATCGTCGAACGCAAGGACATCTGTCCAACTGTTGGTGTCGAACGTAGGACTACCCGGACGCCGAATGAGCGTCAGCCGGTTGGAGACCTCGACGTTGGAGCCTGCTATCATTACGTCGCCGTAACTGAGTTTGTAGAATTGTTCATACAAACTGTTCAGCGTGCCACGAAGCGGCGAACGGTTGGTGACCAGTCCGTTGAAGATTCTCCCGGTGTAAATAGGGGCGTACTTCGGGCTTTTTTGCGGTTGACCACCTGCGCCTTGAATCTGTGACATAGAACTCCTTACACACTCGCGTTATCGGCGTACATGTACTCTACTGCTGCGATTGTGGTTCCGCTACCACCAATCCACCAGTTCAATCCAAGCGGATGTATAGTCGGCAGGCTGGTGCTATGACAACACGCAGCCCCATTGATATACAGGGTTGCAACGCCGCCCGTCACCGTAATTTTTGCGTTGATACGAGCGCTAGTTGATGCATTTACACCCGAATCAACCTCAGTAGACGAACCACCTATGGTCGTCATCAGCTGCCAGTTGGGTAGAGTCGGGTCATACGTCAGGTACACTCCATCACCAATAGCAGACGGGTCAGCCGTGCTATAATCACAAGTACTTACGCCCCAACAGGCTCGTTTATTGCCCGGAGTAACAAGTGTAGCACAGCATTTGAAATTGATTGTACGAGTAGGCCAAATCCAGAACCACCCATAGTAATTACCACCCGTCATCTGGTAAGAAACACCCGCAATCGCAGAAGCGGGATTCGCCTGATAGGGGGTTCCTATATCACCGACGGTAACGGCGTCACCTATCTGAATCATGTAGTAATTGGCGGTCAACGATGCTTCCCACATCGCGAATCGTGCCGCATCAGGTTGAGGAAGACAATTCGGGGTAGGAGCAGAAGCGGTAGCCTCAATCACACCTGCGCCCGCATCGGTGAAAGTCACGGTGCTCGTGTTTTCAAAATTTGCCACAGACGGCGAACTAAGCGCAGTGCCATTGACCTGTACAGCAGTTCCTGCCTGCACCGACGGTACCCAACTGATGACCTGATTAGGAATCCATGATCCGAGATCGAACGTGCCAGTACCTACTATTTGTTGATTGTTCGGCCCCCAAGCAGGCTGGCCTTGTGCGGTGTATCCCGTCACGGTGTAGTAACTGTTGATAGGGAGAAGAACATCGTTGCCCCAAACGTATTGACCTGCGACCGCGTTACCGCTGGCGTCAAGGTTTATGGTAATCTCAACTCCAGAAGCGATCATGGAGTCATTGACCTCTGAATCTTGACTTAGCCGCATCTTGAGGTATCCAAGGGCAAGTACATTACCTTCGGCATCTTGAAAATTGCCACCTGTTAGTTCGACCTTTGCTACTGCCATTTTATACCTCTTCGACTGTCCAACTCGGGGCCGTGATGTAGAATTGTGATTCCCAAACCAACTGGCCGAGCGCCGTATAGCACTTGGCTATATAGACGGTATCAGGAGTCATCTGGTCGTTCGACCAGATATACCCAGACAAGTCTCCATTATCATCCAAGTCGAACGAAACTATCCTGTTCGCGGAGAGTTGACAATCGCCCGCGGTCGCATCGGTGTTGAGCTTAAAGGTCACTTTGCCGCCCGCTATAGGCTTACCCGCTGCGTCCTGAAAGTTGCCACCTGTGATGAGTATCTTAGCCATTATTGGCCTCTTGCTTGTTTGCCTTGCTGCATGTCCATGTTCTGGCCTGATGTCAGGTTGTTCCAGTTGTTGAGAAACACGTTACGATCTTCTTCACTGATGCCCTCAGCGCGCGCGAGCAATCCCGCAAGGAACTTCTGGTTGGCGACTTGAAATCGCGGGTCATCCGCAAACGCCCATATGAGCGCGAGAAAGCCCCAATTGACGACGTACTGCATGAAGTCCGGGATGGGTGCCCACGTTTGGTTCATGCTCGTGATTCGCGGGGCCGCTTTCTGGACGTGAATGCTTACGGGGTATGCCGCATCGGGGGCGGGCATGACGCGGAACGTCATGTTGCCGTTACCATCCTCTGTGTGAGGGTTGAGGAAGCGGGGCCGGTCAGTTTTGGAATCAAGCGACAAATTGTTCTTGACTTCCATCTCCATCCAGATCGGTGTGGACGGGTTTATATCAAGTACAGAACAATGCTCAATGTGCGAGAACTCAGGAGCAGCCAGTGTGTAATCCTGTGTCGTTGTGACACTTGCTGTGCCCGTGTCCGCTGCCGACGCGTACGTAGCAAAGTTGGTTTGGGCTGTGAAGCCCGTCGGACTGTAGGTCTGTACGACGACGAGCTGTCCGTTCAAATTCGTCGCGGTCGTAAGCCCCTTGAGCAATACAGGATTGCCGTAGAAGAACGTGTTGTTGGCGGTCACCGTCAGCACGCCGTTGGCGTCGATAGCGATGTTCGTAATCGTCGACGATGCAGGTGTCGGGTTGCACGTAAACGATAGCTCTTCGTTATTCCACCACCAAGAAAAGGGCGGGCCGAGCACGGTCTGCAGAACCATGTTGGCATTCGAAAGTGCGGGCTCAAGGCTGTTGCCAATGACGGGGTTTCTGTCGAAGCTCAGTCGTTTGCACCAGTTGATGGTATCCAAAATTTTGACGGTTGAAAGTGCCATAAGGTTCCTTTACTCGGATTCTTTTTCTTCGGTCAATTTGCGAATGACCAGAGCGCCCCAAATGAAGGGTGCGAAGGTGTTAAACCACTCACCCATCATGATAGCGAAATCGCCGATGCTGTAGATGCTGCCAAGGTCGAACACATCTGCAAGAAAGTTTAGGTGCGTCTCATCGGTCATCACACAGTGCACATTGTCAATCATGCCGTCCGGCAACGCTACTTTGGGTGCGGGTGACACAAACGGGGGTGTGGGGATTGCAAGCGGTTCGGATTGCCCAAGCATGTCGCCTAACTTCACGGCGTTCAACATCACGGGGAAACGGTCATGATTCGCAATAAGCACGGCCTGATTTGACGCGATGCCAGTGCCGAGAATTGCCCACGGTGCGAGCAGAACGTATAAGAATGTTTTGCTAAGAAACTGTCGAATCTTGTTCATGGGGTTCCTTTCCAGACAGAGCATTCATTTTCGTCGCTTTCGGCACTTGCTGAAACCCTCTGTTCGACGTAATTATCAATAGCCCCAGCCCCCGAACGGGTAAGCTGGGTTGACGGGGTTAATGCCGTATCCTGTATCCATGACGCCCGCCGCTGTCGGGTAGAATCCCCAGTCGTCTTGCTCGCGGGAGCCCTGACGGACAGCATTATCGCAGGACTTCAACCATATCGCCCATTCATCTTTGAACTTCGCTCGCACCTTTGCATCAGGCGAACGACGGAAGCATTGTGCGAAAAACCCTTGCTTGAAATACGAGTAGTAGTCGTCGGGCACAGGGTCGATATATTGCGACATCTTCGTAAAGAGAGGAACGCGCGCCTGTCCTACTGGCAGAATTCTCCACATTGGCCCCGTCTGTGCTGGCGCGGGGTTGATACGGAAGCCTTGCCCCTTGGGATTGATTGCGGTCCACACGACAGTGCCGTCAGTGGCAGTCGTCGCCACAATAGTCTGGTTGGCAAGTGTTGGGAACACAGGGTTTAGGTTTGTGAGAAATGGGTTAGTCGATCCGCATACCCCTTATGTCGTGACAACCCACAAATTGCCGAAGGCGTCCGTGATGCAGGTGATGGGGTTTCTCGGGGTAGTTGTAAGTCCGGATGGGCTCGTATAGACAACGCCGGGACCGGGGTTCGGACACCCAGTCAGGCCGTCGATCTGACTTTGCCCCCACATGCCACACTGCATCGTGTCATTCTGCATCCAGCTTATTTTACAAACTCTGCTGGTGCTCATTTGCGTGCTGACTTCCAAAACGTCTCGCTTGACTTCGATGGGAACGATGATCTTGGGGAATGTGGTGATGTTCTGATAGACCGCGGTGCAGCTTTCAAGCCAGCCGAGGTTCAGAAGTCCGGGGATGAAATAGTCTTGCTGGTAACTGTTGATATAAAATGGCGGAACCAGAATGCGGTTCCACTTCCAGTTGAACGGTTCCCCGTCGGGTGTGCCTGCTAACATTGCCGTCATGGTGTCATTTGTGATCGACAGCGCGGGCTGGTCGGAGTACCCACCGTTGGGCAGTACTGGCGCAATCTCTGCGAATGTAAGTGCATCGTCCACAAGTGCGCGAATTTGAATCGAACTGTTCCCCATAGGTCTCCTAAATAGAAAATGAAGCGGCATTGCTCTTGAGAGCCAAGCCCCGCGCCGCAACGGTTGATAGATTTACCTCAGGTTAGTCGAAGCAATTCGCTCCCGGTAAATGTCGGCAGCGTCCACCATCTTGCCCGACGCTACGTCGAACGTAGAGAAGCGACATTGGACTGAGCCTGACATCGAGTTGTTTGTTTCGAAGTTACACGCACGAAGGTATTCCACTCGCGCCGCTTCGAACTTTTCCTTGTCGAACTTTCCATCCTTCACGGAGACGTTCTTGCCGTCGCGGAAGTAGAAGTTCTTTTCGACCGGAGGTGCCCACGTCTTAGCGCAGCGAAGGCAGCGTACCCAGATGTCGCCGTTAATCATTTGGTGCTTGATGACCGAATACTGGTTACCGTTGCCACCTGTCGAGATGACGCGCATGTCGCGCTGGCTTGCCGTTCCACCCTTTTTATGGGTGCAAATGGTCCAACGATACAGGTCAGTCGCGTCCGCCTGTGCAAATGCCTTACCCTGAGACTCACGGTCGTACTGGAGTTGTTTGGACGCCAGTGCTTCCTTTTCGAGTTCAATCTTCAATTTCCTGATGTCGAGATTCCGACGCTCGCGCTCAGCCGCCTTGGCTTCCAACTCTTCTCGCAAGTTCTGCTGTTCCAACAGAACGTTCTCAAGTTGAATGCGCTTGATCTGTTCGTTCGTCGTTTCCGGCACTGTGGTCGTAATGGCGGTTACTGCAGTGTTTCCTTCGATACTCATGACTCCTCCTTAGTTTTCTTTCAAAGCTACGGGACTTTCTCCCGACAAAAAATCAACGTACGACTGACATGATTTTGGATCAGTCGGCGGAAAGAAATGTTGTAATGCACGCTGACGGGTGACTTCCGCGTTTTTGTATGCCCGACTCGCGCTAGTTTCAAAAGTAAATGTCCAACACCATGTGTAAAAACACAAGGAAACATCTACATAAAATTTTTGCTTGTTTACAAACACACCGAATGAGACCTGATTTCTAGTCTGCATGAGTCCTCCTATATTCTCCCACCTGCGCGTCGGAACTGATACAGCGTTTCGTTGTACCGACTGAAGGCTGGTGTTTGTTTCGGCTTACCAAAAACTTCGTCCGCCTGTGCTTCTGTCAATGCGGACTTCAAAATCAACTGCAAGAGACACGTTCTCCAGCCGCGGTATTTCTCCGCAAGTGGTACTCCGTGCTCGTCGAACGACATGACACTCAACTCGGGCATAAAGCCCAACTGCACCCAGCAACCTACCTCAGACGGCAGGCTATCGCGCTGAATGATCAGTGTCACCATCCTCGGCATTGGATGGGGTTTATACCAACACTTGACGCCTGCTTTGCGCAGCTTGCCAATGAACTCCGAAGAGTGCATTATGGTTCCGACTCTTGCGCCCGCATCCGCGTACTCGCCCGGCTCGACCCATTGATATTCTTTGGCAAGCGCTGCGTTTTGTTCCTGCCAGCGTGCCAACTCCTCTTTGTTCAAATTGCTCGTGCTGTCATGGACACGCGTTGCGTAGTCGTCAATCTCGGCCTGAAGTTCAGAGGTGACATTTTCACCATCCAACGACTCGTTCCACGTCTTTTTCGACCGCACCGGCTGTGCTATCGTTGGGACGGGTGTGGGTGCTGAATTTTCCCACCGTTCAAAATAATCCTGATTGCTCACAAACCCTGTGCTCATGACTCCTCCGGTTTCCACTGACTCCGCTGGCCGAGGGCGAAGGACCGCTTCCGCCGAGGGAGTCATTGCACATCATGATGCTGTATATCGGTCGCTCGTGCGGGGATCAGCCGCAGTCACTTCCGACGCTTCGTCGCTGTGTTAACCCAGCGCTTCCACCTCGTGCGATGCTTTGGGTAATCCACCCGGTGTTGCATCGCCACTGACCGTGGCATCAAATTTCCCTTCACATAAATCTTTGAACATCTCGTCGTTCTGCTGAGCGACCTCGACCGTGCGCCTCAGGCTTTCGTTGGCTGTTCGCAAAGCGCGAACAACCGTTCTCAAAATTCGGTTCGAATTACGAACCTTCGTGACCTCATGCTGCAGGATGTCGTTGGACTCAATGAGCCCTGCGATGACCAAATCCTTGTCCTCCATATAGCCTCCTCTGACTATTTACCGTACGGCGCTCGCCGCTGCAAACTTGAATCTGTAAGCCGCCCAACCCGACGCTATGCATTCTGGGTCGGCAACACTTGGCGTGTCATAGTACAAAACGTGGGCCTTGATGTTATTCTCAAAGAGATCAACTATGTGTACACCAACACCGTACTTACGCATGGCATTCCCGACCAGCGCATTATACGTCGAAGCGCACATGTGTCCCAATCGCTCAGCAACGACCGTAATTACGTCTGTGGGTTGTGTGTTAAACCAGTCGCAATACTCCTCAAGGGATACGTACTTGGTGTTGTCAATGACGCCTAACTGAATGACATGACATGGTGCGTCGGTCTTAGACAACTTCAACCAATCAATCTGGCCTTTGTCGTAGAATCGCATGTCCTGACGGACAGTTTGTTCGAATGCCTGTTGGAACTCCTCCTCTTTGTTCATATAGCCTCCTCTGACTATTTGTGTAGCAACAAAATATGGTTGTAATGCACGAGCAACAAGATGCCCGTTACCTGAATTACGACGGAGATGACCGCTGCGACGGTACGAACAAACGCCCATCGACTTTCCCATTTACTCAGCATATCTCCCTCCGAAAGATTAGGGGCAGGATGCGCGATACTCTGCTTGCAGGTCGCCTGCCCTCTGTTTCTTAGCCTATACTTGTGCCACCTGTCACGGTGACAAGCAGTGTGGATTTGCCGCGCGTGCCCGCGACTGTGGGAGAAATGAGGTGGACGCCAGTGCCTGTCAATACGACTGCGGCTGCAACGCCGAGCCCTGTAGTAGGATTATCTGACATATGTTTTTCCTTTCAGAGTGGGGCGGTAAATAACCGCCCCTGTACTCGGGTTACGCTACAACCGTGACAACAATCTGTGCATAAATCATCTGCACAGGATCGCCAGATGCCTGCGAGGGCTCCGGGTCTGCCGCAGCACTTGCGAAATCGAAAGTCGGGAACTGCACTTCGATAACCGCTTGGCCGAGAGCCAGACCAGTGATGAGGCCTGTGGAACTGACCGATGCTACGCTGCCGTTATAGCCAGCGAATGCCGACGGTCGGTACCATGCGGGAGCGCCCGCTGCGGGGTCGTTGTACGACTTGTAGACAGGCGAGCCAACCGGAGTATAGGTCGTGTTAGCCACGTCCTTCAGGACAGTGGTCAATTGGCAAGTGTCAGCGTAAACGGTTCCGCCGTAAGTCGCGCCCGACAAACTCAGTGTCAGAGCATATTGTGCGACAGGGTGATTGGTCGATGCGACCGCGCCGTAGCCTTCGCCGTTCAGACCACGAGTGTCATTAGGCGTTGCTTCGGTAGCGACGGTCAGTCCGCCATTGGCGGGGTTGGTGATGTTAGTGCCGGTCACTTGGACGTAAGCCGCTACGTTCAGGCCATCAGTCGGATTGTGCTGTGGATTCGGATTTCCGGACATAGATTATTTCCCTTCTGCGAGGGCCTTAGCCCTCGTCAACACTTCTGTGATTCTCATGTCCACAAGCAGAGACGGAATCTGGTGCCCGAAGTTCCTAGTCATAGCCATTTCCATCCAAGCCCGTAATGAAAACTTTGACTTGCTAGCTTGGCATGACAACATCGAACTCTCAGGATGTGAACTGCAACAAGGCACGAGGTTACCTTTTACATGTCCAAGAGATGAATCAATTCGATCCAACCCCCAAACTTTTCCTTTTTCAGGTAATCGACCACAATAAGTACAAGTTCGTGGATTTCCAGAATCGTCCAGATAGTAATGAATCACTTCTGTCGGATTAGAAAAACCAAATTCTCGTCCTGCTACTTTGTCCGTCCAACGCATTCCATTATATCGTTTTCTGATAATCTTGTAATAGCCGTTAGACATCTTCTGTGCTCGTGCAGTGAATGCCGAGCCCGCTTGTATATATTCCACAAGCGTACCGTCTTTTCGCCATCCGGCAGCCCAATCCTGTATCGTATCAATACAAACACCTGTTCGGTTCGATATTTCCTGTTGGCTTCTCCGTAGACGCAACAACTCTAAAACTTTACTTTTCACTTCTTCTGGAAGTGCTTTCATGTTCCCTCCTTAATAGGGATGCCAAAGGCGGGTGATTAAGGCACCCGCCCACGGACTTGTGCAACCAGTGATTAGCTGATTGCCGACGCTGCGTCGATCTGACGCATTCTGCAATGTTGTTACTCACCTTTCGGCGGGATAGGTCATTTCTGCCTACCTCATACGGTTCAATTCCCGTATGTTCAGACTATCGCATCGCTTGTAACAAGCGTTCTCTCACTTAGTCGTTCAGGCTGCTTTCGCTTGCCCCTTGTTGGCTTCTCAGCGTTCAAGACAATCAGAGAGAATTTACCCACGACCAGTATGTTAATCGTGGTATCTGGTCCTAGCGAGGTCGTAAAATGAACTCGATAGGATGTCCCAACTAGCGACCGGCTACAGCAGCCATCGCTTTACCAGATGTAACCCGGACAGACTCAGTATATCCGGGGATCAACCCTTCAGGGTCTGCAACCGTCGGCTCAGCGTTCTGCACGATGTTGCACTTGATGTTGCGCCACTCGCCGTCTCCGTAAGTGGTGTCGCCCTGCGCTCCAAGGTTAATGGCGAAGATACCGTCCTTACCGAAGATGTAGGTGCGAAGGGCCGTCAGGCCAGTCACGCCACTGTAGTTGATGGTCTTGGTGACCAACGGAGACTGGAAGAAATGAACGCCCGTGGTCGGGATTTCAATGACTTCCGTCAGATCGACGCTGACCAGCTCTTCCATGCGGGCGAGACCCACAGGGGTGTGCTTCAGGATGTCGATAGGCGAATCGTTGCTGTTGTCAGCCGTCACGTCGCCAAGGGCGAACGGATGGATGACGCCGACAAAGGACTTGGAAGCCTCGTCGAACGGACGGATCGAACGGCCAGCCATAGACTGGACGCTGTTACGAATCTGAGACAGCGACAGAGCGGTGAAGCTCGCCGTGGTTGTCGCAGCCAGTTCCACCAACACGCTGGCATCGATGCTGGATGCACCGTCAGCAGTTGCGCGAACCAATGCGCTCAGAGACTCGCCAAGACGATACGACATTTCTTTCGCAACGTTCTCGACGGTCTGGTCAATCGCGGTTGCGAGAGACAGGGACGAAAAGTTCGCGTAGTCAGCGTACTCGCCGATAGTGGCAGTCGTATTCAGGACGTTGACGGACAGGGACGGGCCCACAGTTCCTTCGGTCGTCTGGTTGGTGTTAGCAGCCAGCGGCACGTACATGAACATTTCTAATGTGTTTTGGGTTTAAGACTCGAAAGTCCCTGATGTCACCATCAGGTCGCTCTGCATGTCACCATGCAGTTCAGACTCTATCATGACTCCCTGCGGAGTCTCTTGCGTATTAGTCGTTAGGGATACCCCACGAGAATTCAAAATTCTTAACTGTTGCCAATAAACTCGACGCAATTCGTTGTTCGCTTCAGGAGCGAGTCTAACGAAATTCAGCAAGATTTTTGCTTGTTCCCGTTTCACAACTAGGTAAGGGAGCGTTGCTAATAGAAGAATCTCTATATCCTTCTTCTTTAGCACTCGCCACATGTAGGCTTCTTTCGTTTTCGCTGTCGCTTTCTTTGACAGGTATACGCTTCCGCCAAAATTACTTTGCAGCCAATCAATCAACTTCTTACTCGTGCTTTGTACCATCACGATTGAGTTGTAATTTATGCAGGTCTCTTTTTGACCAGCACCGATTGTGATGCAACCTTCACCATCTAGAATGCCTGCGAGGTAGCCATACTTCGCTTTATCTGACATTTTGCCTCCTTTCGGATATTATGTAGGCATGGGGTCTTTCCTCGGTATTGTCTACTATTTACTATAGCAGGGGTCCACCGATTTAGCAAGATTTATTTTTACAACCAGTACAAAATGTTTTAGATATACTGGTTACCGCTCTTCATGGGCAGGTCAAGGCGCTCTGCGCATGCGACGAACGGGGTTTGCGCCTTCAGGTTCTCACGGAACCGTTTATCATAATACTTCACCGTGGATTGAGGCAGGTTGGATTGCTGGTTTCCAGCAGGAGAGAAAGACATAATCTATCCTTCAGGTTAAGCTGATACTGGTGCACGCTTTCTGGCGTCCGCTGCACGTTGCAGGTCGTTCACCAACTTTGCAAAAGCCGGGTTTCTAAGTTTTTTCTTATACTCTTCGGAAGGCATGTTATCAATATCATCCAAAGTAATGTCAGTTGTCACACCACTTGTTGTGGAGTCTGAAGCATTGCTGCTATTCAGACCGGACGGGACTCTTACTTGGCGCTTTGTTTGCGGCTGCTCGACGGGAGTAATCCGACTCTCGGTTGCAACTGGAACCGGCGATACTTTTGGTTCCGTACTCGGCGCGGGTGCAGTCGGACCCACTGTGGGTACAGACGGCACGGGCGCGGGAGTTACCTCACGCACGATAGGGCTGTCGAGGAGCAATCCGGCTCCCTTCAGCGTTGAAAAAGCTAAGTTGAACATCGCGACAGTAGGATTTAGCTTCTTCTTGAACATCCATGCTGTCAGTACTTGTTTGTTTTCAGCACACGGATAAAACTCCGGTGTCTGTTTCTCGAAAATGTCGTAGTTCGACTTTGCCGTCAACTGCAACATGAGCAACTGTTGGTTGTTCAGTGTTTGACGCAGTACGTCAGGCTTCATGCCGACGCTGGCTTCGAACATCGTGTCAATCGCTTCTAGCGACTTCGACGGATCGTTCAAGTCTTGCGAAAGATTGAACCGCTCTTCGGTGGACAACTCGCGCGGCTTAAACTCAACAAATGACTCAAAGCGCTGTGCGTCGTCGGGCAGTGGCGTATCGTCCACGATCCCCAGCGTTTGTTTGCGGGTGACCTCGCGCAACTTGCGCACGAGTTCGACATTTTGAGCTGTGAGTTTTTGCGCCAACTCGTCCGGCGTATGATAGACGATGACTTGTTTTCCACCCAACTTCGCACCGGCAATATCTGTCGGCTGGTACTCGTATCGAAGCTCTGGCAATGCATCCGTAGGCGCAACTACCTGATCGCTATGCGCAACTATGGGCTCGCTATGCGCAACTATGGGAGCAACCGCGGACGTGATGCGCGGGTCACTCGGATCGTCAAGTGTGTTATCGCCGGGTGCGACGGGCGCAGCTGTGGGCGCGATCACTTCCGGCTCCATTCGACTAAGACGGTTACGAACTGAACTGTTCATTGGCATAATCTCCTCCTAGATTATTGAAACTCTGGTGAAACGTTCGGCATTTCCGGATTCTCGGGTGTGCCGAGTTTCGAAGCGTTATAGTGTGCAAGATCGAACTCTTCGACAATCCTCTGTATCAGCCCTGTGTAAAATTGGGCCGCGGCCTTTGCAACACAATGCAGTGCAACTACGGACTCGGGCTGGTCGACGGGCGTATTCATGAGCGCCGTGTTGAAGTCCTTCACAACTTGGACCATCAACAGCTGCATGATGTCCCAACCTTCCTGCTGTATGTATGCAGAAAGTATTTGCTTTTGACGGGCGTCAAGTTTGATGTCCATCTCCATGACGTTTGCCATCTCAAGTGACTTCACTGGATCGAGCATGTCTCCTCCGAAATTTTGGGGGCAGTGCACAATAGGTTAAGTGTCTGCCCCGCTCATATTACTCAACCGTAGGCTGTTGACCTTCAAGCCCCTGAGGGCTAGGCGTGCCTTCAACCGCTTCGCTCATACCGTTTGCCCTTGCGGACTCACGTATGATGTCGCGTTTGATTCGGTTGTCCGATTCTTGGTCGGCTAATTGTTGTTTTTGTTGGAACTTCTGTTGGTCGCCTTGTGCCTTAGCCTGTGTCTGCATCTGCATCTGTGCGGCCTTCGAACTGGCGGCACGCTTTTTCTTCATGGCGTCGGTCAGAGGCTTGATGATGTCCTGTCCGTTCTTCCATTCGGACGCTTCCATCCACATGTTGATAATTGGCTTGAAGTCAATGTACTCTTCGTTGATGTCCGCCAGACTTTCTTGTATCTGTGGGTTGTCCAGAATCTGAGTCAACATGACCATTGACTGGGCCATCGTACGCTTAGCTGCCAAGCTAGAACCTGCAAGAACCTCGTACTCGATTTGAGCATCGTGGAACTCTTGCATGTCAATGTGCTTCGCATACGCTTCCCCCCGCTCTTTTCCAAGAACGGCAAGTATGGCTTTGTCCGACATTATGTTGAAGATCAACATGTCGAGGATGCTGAGGAACGGTTTGAACACCTGTTCGATGAAGTTGTCCAGCGGGCCATCGAGACGTGTTGCGCTCGCACCCGCGAGAATGTTTGCACCGCCAGCCGTTCGCCCCATTGAGGAACGCGGACCTGCGGTAGACCCCTGCACTAACTGCTGATCTGCACCAGACGAGGACTCTGTAGCCTGCTCCGATTCCTTGAGTGCACTCCAAACATCTGACGGTACTTTCGGAGTTTCCATCAGACGATATGCTTTTTCGGTGTCCTTGACGGTGAGAATTTTTCCAATGCCCGACCGAATCATTTGTGTCGGGGCGTTGTCATCACGGTCGCGTAGGTACAACGGGTTGACGCCGAACGAAAGGATTTTCAGAATGGCATTGATGGTGCCTTGGTCGACACGTTGGTTTTGCCCAACGATCAGCCCGAGACCCATGCCATAGAATGCCTTTGGTCGGTTCCACCAGTTGGCGGAAAGAAACGGTACCTGTTTGAACTCGTTCTTGCCTGTAAAGATGACGGTCTTTTGATTGAGAACCATGATCTTTCGATCTTTGTCCCAATACTCCATGATCTCAAGCTTGCGGCGCAGCGGGTCAGGGCTTACTCTGATGTTGACCTTCTCCGCGTGGTGAACGACACCTTCGATGTAAGAGGCTTGTTCCGTCTCCAGTAGTTGGGCCTGTTCTTTTCCTGTGGCCCAGAATTTCTTTAGGTCTTCCTCCCCCGGAAAGCGCCAGCCTTTTATTGCTTCACCCTTTTCGCCATCAGCCAATGCCTGTACGACGGCATCGCGCAGTTCCTTCATTTGGTAGAAGTCCATGTAGCGAACGTCTATGACCCACGCGGCTTTGCGAATATCTGAGACGTTTAACTGGGGGTCAACTAGAACTTTGTCGAGCGGACGAAATTCGAATACGGGCAGCGGAACGATCTTCTCACGAACCTTGATATTGGGTGGTTCGTCGGTGACGACACTGTCGTCTGGCGTGCCGTCGGTGCCCGGAAGATTTACGACCGAGGCTGTCCTAGTGTAGTACTGGATCGTCTTCCAGTCGTATCCCCACTTCCAAATACCAGTTCCGAGATGCGCCATCTGCTCCAAGCCCCATTTAGTCTGGGTTTTGAATTCACAGTCGCGCAGGATGTATGAGAGCAGTGTAGTCTTTGCGTCCACGATCTGTTGGGTCTTACCAGCTGCGACGGGGTCATTGCTGGTTCCACCTGTAGGTCGAAGAATCATTGGAGGATCGTCGTAAAAGAGACCCTTGTGGAGTTGAGGTACGACCGCGTTGCACACCTTCGCAACGGTAAAGCGCTGGACGTTGGGCTCAAGGACGTACGTGTTTTCGTACACGGTCATTGGGCGCGGCGATTGGTACAGAAGGTCAGCATCTCTCCAAAGCAATGTCCACTGTCTGTTTGAGATGTACGCCTTCGCAGCCACAGCGGATTGCACGACGAGTGCTAGGTCGCCGCCGATGGTCAGGATGTCGCCGTCTTTGTTAAAATCCTCGTTGGTCAAATCCCTGTTGGGATTACCTTCGGAGTTTTCCAGATCAGCGATTCCAAGTGTTTCGATCTTCGCGGGCGATGTTTCAACTGTGTCTGCCATATCTCTCCGTTAAAACAAGTCTGCCAGTGGGTCGGTCGCTGACGGATCGTACGTGTCCTCTTTGACAGCGTTGATCGCCTCATAGAGACTCATGTCAGGATTTTCCTGAACCATCTGCTGTGCATTGAACTTTGCGTAAGCACCCAGCCCGTAGGTCTGTTCGTATTTAGCCTTGCCCAGCGGGTCAGGACAGTATGTGTCCTGCTGTGCAGTGATTTTTGCTTCCATCTCTGCGTACCCAGAAAACTGGTTGACGAGCAGCGCAAGAGCATCGACAATGTCGTCGTGCGTTGCCGCCGCGGTTCCGAACTTCGAAAGTTCGTCGTAAAGTTCTTCGAGCGAGGGACAGGAGTTGACGAACAGAAGGCGCTCGTCTCCGAGGTATCGTAGAACCGGCTTCGCCTTCATCATCTTCGAATTGGCTTTGTTGCCCAATCCCAAAGAGACGAATTCTATGCTGGCGCGCACCTTCAATTTGTCCATCTCGCGATAGACTTCTCTGCCGAGCCATTTGACGCCGACAGACTCCTCAATACAAACTCGCCTAGGCTTCCACTTCAGCACATTAGCGGCGATGACTGCAGGTAACTCATACTCGTTGAATCTTCCGCGGTTCATATCGATAACGTAAAATCGACCGCCGTAAATAAGTGCCGTAATGATGACCGTATAGTCTGCCCAACTCTTCGTCGAATAGGCTGTGTCGACGGTCATAACTATCATGCCAGTTCCGGGCATGAGATTCGCTTGGATTGTGCGTCGTATCAAAAGTTCGCGTGGGAACTTGACGACGTGCATCTGTGTCGGATCGTTGAGGTACTTGATTGCGAAGTACTCGTCGGTCTTTTTCTTGGTGCGAAGGAACTGATAAGTCAGTGCGTGAGGATTGTTTTCCTCATTGAACCAGAGGCCGCAGTCAGATTCGACCATTTCCTCTTCAATTTTTCCTGCCTTAACAGCTGCTTCGTTGGCCCACCAAGCAGCACGGATGTAAATCTTCATCGGGAAGTCTTCGCCCTCTTCGGCGTACTTCTTCGAGTTCTTGATATCCTGTCCGTACGTATCTTCTGAATCGTACCAAGTCCCAATCTTGTCGTAAAAACCGTAAGGATGCAGCATGGCTTGGTTGATGCTGACCTGCTTATTGACCTTCTTCAGTCGGTCAACTGTCAAACTGTTCTCGTTCGTGACAACGTCGTCCAACTTCATGATACAGACGTGCCAGCCTGCGAGGTTCTGTTCGATTGATGCCGCGAATACCGTGCACTCTTTCTCCAACTGGGAGACCGCGGGCGTCTGATATTCATAGCCCTTGCCGTCGTCCTTGGGGATGCAGTGTTCGGGGAAAACGATTTGAAAGATGCTAGGATCGCCATCGCGCATCGTCTTCGCCTGCAGGGCTTTTTTGAGGGTGAAGAGGTTCATGCACGAACTGTCAGCGTCTTCGAGTACAAAATGTCCTTTGATCTCACTTACAAAATCTTCTGCGAGGTCGAGCACGCCTGTCAGAATGAGGATCGTCACTTCAGGGAAGCAGCATACCCACTGAACGCAATCCGCCATATCCATGGTGCTCTTGAAGCCGCCGCGAGGCACGAGCAGAAGACGCTCTTTCTTTTCGATGTAGTTCTCTTTCGCCGCAAATGCTTTGAAGTTCGGCAACGTCGGGTCTTTGCGAACGAAGAATTCGTTGCAAATTTCCTCATGCGTGTTATGTACCTTGCCGTCAGTCCAGACATACTCATGGTCTGTCATGGCATCGTAGCCAAGTAGTTTGCACAAAAAGAACAGATTGGTTTGCGCCATGAAACGAACGCGCATCGTCAACTTGTTGTCCTTAGGCATGCCGTACTTATCGCCGACTTTGAGGACTTTCAACTGGTGAGCTGGAGAGAGTTTAGAAAAACTCTGCTGGGCCATTGCGTCGATCTCTTCCCAAGACTTGTCTCGATACTGGTAGTTCTTGTCTTGGAGATGTTTGTCCAGCATGGTTTGCAGGCTATCTATCTTCACAGCTCCTCCAAAAAATTAATGCCTCCGGACGATCAATCCGGTCTCGTGCGGCATACACGTCAGGCGACTTATTGTCAGGGGAGATACATCCCCTTATCGCGCCAAAATCATTAAGCCTGTGCGGGGGGTGCGCCAGCGCCAACCGCGCCAGCCTGTGCCTGATCCGCGCCTTGCGGCCCACCGGGGGTCGGCATTGCGGGTGCGGTCTCGGACATATTGGGAGCCTGATCCGTCAGATGCTGCAACATTGACTTGTCGTCAGCAGACGTGTGCTCTTCCATCTTGTGATGTTCGGGATAGTGGTGATGATGTTCGTGGATGTACGTCCCACCCGCGGCTTTGCGCGTATGGATGGATTTGATCTTCTTGGGCGGCTTCGCATCGCCTTCGGTAACCTTGTCGTAAATGTTTTTCATTGGATTGTCCTTTGCGGGTGTGACTTTCTCGCCCTTGTGCAGTATTGCTGGTCCCGTCTTAGGGACATAATCTGTGCCGCTCTTATACGACGGAAGACCCTTCGTCATATCACTGATGTCTTTATCGGATATGCGTTTCTCTCCCGGCTTAGTGCCATAAGGCGCGCCCTTGGGATTGGTCTTGTCGACTGCGGTACCCTTGGCGGCTGTCGAGCTTGCAGGTGTGCCCGCGGGCGTCGCTACAGAATTCAACACCGCGCTTGTTTCTCTGGCCCTGTCTTTGAGACCCGGACCTTCGTTCATGATGTCTTGGTCTGGCTTAGTGGGAGTAGGAGGAGCAGGCATGTCATTGTCCTTTGAAGAAGTCGGGTAGCGACTTCCATCGCTCGCGCGCGTGCGCCCGCATTCCAACACCGGGATCGTACGGCGGATAGATGTATCTGAATTTCTTTTCTGCTGCGAGGAAACTATCAGGCATCTCGCCGACTGCCCTGAGGTACATGAGGGTAATTGTTGTCGACCGGCTGTGACCTGCGTTGCAGTGGACGAGTATTTTGCGGCCCGCGGACTGCATATCTTCTATGAAGTTTATCCCGAGATCAATGACCTCGTCAGGAATCATGGTCGGATCGTCGACATCAATGAGGTTCAGCGCCATGACATCGCCCTTGCGCACTGAAAGATAGTTCTTGCCCTTGGGTGCGCCGAGTGTCGTATAGCCTAACATCGAGCGGTGACTGTCAGGTCCGTCCTTACAACATGCTAGTCGTGCGTAGCCTCGCCCTTCAGCCTTCGCTACGTCCTTATCGGAGCCAACATATAGCCCACGTATGATCTCCTCCATGTTGTCTCCTTACTGAGCCAAGCGGTCGTACAACAAGACGCCGTATACCAAAAGGATACAGAATCCTGTGAAGCCGAAAAACACCAATGCTGCTTCTATCATAAAATCTCCTACCCACAAATAAACTTTTTGCTCTTACCGTCAATCTCCCAATGGCCCGTATGGCCCTGTGCTGGAGTTACGGTCTCGCCTTTCTTTAGCGTGTAATTGCCGTCGGCAGGAACCACGCCGCCTGCGTGCATCTTACCCATCGAAGGAAATTTTGCATGAACCTTTGCCCGCACCGCTTTCTTTTCCGCGGGGGAGCCATTGCCGGACACGCGCGACAGTGCGTTGGCCGCATGGCTACGGTCGGGAATCGGGTAAGCTCTGCGCCCCGGAATTGCGAACGTACTCGTCTTCAAACTATTGCGCTTTGCGCTGGTCAACTTTGCCATAAGGCTCCTATGCTATAATCAAATTCTTTTGCGGGAGCGGTGTGCAGTCCTTAATCATCCCATTGTCTGCTGCGCGAACCGCTGCTGCTTCCGCCTGCATCTTCATGATGCGCTGTGCTTGCTCAATGACGAATGACTTCAGAACCATATTCGCAAAGTCTCGTGCAAATTCTTTGGATGTCTGGTCGAGCACCGCAAGGATGATGGCGTTCTTACGCCAAACCCGTGAGAATCCCTCAACCATTTTCAGGTCGCACTGGGGGATTTGTACTTGCATCTCCAGTGGTGCCGGTTGCGGCGCTGGTTGTGCCTGTGTTGGCTCGCTCATTGTGCCCTCCTCCGTAAGTTTGTTCTTGGAACTCTCGCAGCCGCGCGTAATCTTCAACGGGCGCAGGCGGCGGCTCGGGCGCG